GCAACTGAGGTTATGAAGGGGATGCGAGCTAGGCGTGACCGTATTCCTACCATCAAGTTGAGTGAGAAGTCTGCGTTTGTTTCTAAATCGAACCCGAACCGTAAGCGTAAACGGAAGGTCACCAGGGGTGACGTGTTCTTTGGTGCTGAGTTCGGTGGTCAGGCTAGGCCTCGTACCCAGCAGTTTTTGCGTCATCGTGGACGGTCTGGTTATTTCTTTTGGCAGACTGTTCGTAAGGAAAAGGGCAATATTGCTAGGGAGTATTTGGACGCTATTCAGAAGGTGTTGAACACCCTGAAAGATAAGGCTTGACATCGGGCTGGTTTCCTGTACCCTCTAGGTAGGAGGGGTTATGGCTGTTTTGTTTAAGAATGTGAAGTCGGTTTATCCGAAGCCGTTGGCTTCGTCTTGGGACGAGTTGAGGGGTTTGTTGGCGTTCCATGAGGAGAACGCTGAGAAGGCTTCTGGGGCGTTGTGGTCGCCTGTTGAGTATGACGCTGGCACTACTAGAGGGAACCGTAATGTCAGGTTCGTTGAAGCGTTGGTGATTGACATGGACGGTGAAGCGTTTGATGAGGCAAGATTGGATGGGTTGGAATGGTTTGCTTATTCCACGTATTCGCATCGTTTGGATGACCCTCACTATCACCTTGTTTTGCCATTAGCGGAGAAGGTGCCTGCGTCGTTGTGGCGTGTGGTGTGGCAGGAGCTGCATGACCGTATCGGTTTGGTTGGTGACCCACAGACTAAAGACCCTGCACGTATTTTCTATCTGCCACAGCATGCACCGGATCAGCCGTTTGAGTTCCATGAGGGTCATGGCGAGTTGTTGGATTCTTCGTTCACGCTTGATGTGCAGGTTGCTTCGAATCCTGTGTCACCACGCGCACGTCAAACCCGTCAGCCACGTCAGCGTCGTGCTGATGCAGAGGTGTTGGATGAGGCTTGGTGGAATGCGCCTGTAGATATTTCCCGTTGGGATGGCCTCACAGGTAAGGCTTTATATTCTGCGATGCTGGATGAGTTTGTTGCTTTGCGAAATGGGTTGTCTGTTATTGAGTAGAATCGTCGCATGGCTGGTGAGCGGACGTTCGTTGTTAAATTTATTTCTGATACCGCTAAGGCAACAGCAGGCTTCAAAGGTATATCTGGTGGCCTGAAAGGTTTACAGAAGTCGGTTGGTAATGCGATACCTGGTTTCGGTCAGTTGGCGATTGCTGGTGGTGCTGCGTTCGCTGGTATCGCTGCGGGATTGACCTCTGCGGTGAAGGCTGCGATGGAAGACCAGAAGTCACAAGTTGAGTTGCAGCGTCAGTTGGAGAAAACCTTTGGTGCTAATGAGGCGTTGACTCAATCCGCTGAACGGTATGTGTCGGTGACACAGCTCCGCACCGGAACGTCGGACACAGAGCTTCGTTCGTCGCTGGGTTTGTTGGTTCGTGCCACAGGTGACCTCACTCAAGCGCAATCATTGTTAAATACTGCGCAAGACATATCAGCATCCACGGGAAAAGACCTAAGCAGCGTGACCACCGCTCTAGCCCGTGCCAGCCAGGGACAGTTCACAGCGCTATCAAGGCTGGGTATTCCGCTCGATGATGCAACAAAGAAGTCTAAAGACTTTGAAAAGGTACTTGGGTTGTTGAATGACCAGTTCGGTGGTGCTGCGGCTGCGCAAGCCAACACGTTTGGTGGGCAGTTAAAGATTTTGCGTGGACAGTTCGGGGAGATTGTTGAAACTATTGGTGCAGCATTATTGCCATATCTACAAAAGTTGTCAAAGTTTTTGGTAGACAATGTTGCTCCAGCGATTCAACGGATAACCACAGTTATTGGTGAAAAAGGTTTGGTTGCTGGTCTTCAGCAACTTATTTTTGAATCTGGCAACGCTGGGCCTGCTGTTGCTAAAGCATTCAAAGTAATTGCTCTTTCACTTGCTGAGGTCATAAACCTTGCTGCAAGAGCTGGATATTTCATACAAGCTGCGGCTGAATTAAATCCGATTAAAAAACTTCAATTGTATGGCAAAGCACTTTTCAACTCAGATTTTATTGACATTGACAAACTTGAAAAAACCTTTGACGCACTCGCAGTAGGTATTGACAACTATGCGGTGCGTGGTATTCCGTCAGCGATTCGAGCGCAACAAGGTTTGAAAGGTTCTATTGAGGAACTGGCTGATGACACTTCTGGTTTGGGCAAGGTTAAGAAGGTGTTGAAAACTGTTACCGAAAAGTTGGATGAATACAACAAGAGTCTTGGGGTGTCTGAGCGTTTGCAGGACAGGTTGACGAAGGCTGGGAAGTCTGAGTCGGGGGCGTTGTCTTCGTTGACTGATGCGAATACGAGGTTGGCTAACGCTAAGGCGAAGTTGGCTCAGATTGAGCGTGGGTTTGGTGCTGGTTCGCCGGAGGCGTTGGCGGCGCAGGCTGAGTTGGCTAAGGCTCAGCGTGGTCAGGAGCGGGCGACGTATGCGGTTGAGGAAGCTATTTATTCGGTGGCTGATGCTGAAAAGAATTTGGCTGACGTTCGTAGCGATCCTTTGTCGTCTGCGATTGATGTTCGTCGCGCAGAGCTGAATCTGGCTGAGGCGAAGTTGTCGGTGACGGATGCTATTGATTCGCAGATTGATTCGACGAGGGAGTTGAATGACCAGCAGAAGTTGTTGAATGAAACTGTGTTTGGTGCAACGGTTGGTTCGATTCTTTACGATGAGGCGTTGGCTGGTGTGACTGATGCGTTCAATGACCAGGTGTCAGCGTTTGAGGCTTGGGAGGAGGCGGTCACTAGCACTAAGGATGCGCAGGATGAGTTCAATAAGTCATTGCAGGCCACAGCTGATTTGATTTTGAAGTATCCGAAGGTGTTGGGTGGGATGGCTAATCCGATGGCTGGGATGGTGGGTCAGCCTGCTGCGACGGCTGGTGGTGTTGGGTTTCAGACTCGTTCTGGGGATACGTATGCAATCAATATCAATGCTGCGATTGCGGAGCAGGGTTTGCCTCAGAAGGTCGTTGAGGCGTTGCAACAATACAATCGTTCTGTGGGCAAGATTCCTGTAACGACTGGTAAGTGACCAGATGCCTGTCACGATTCCTAACTGTGGCACCTATACGGTGGAGATGGATTATGGTGCGTCAACCAATGCGTTTATTTTGGATAACGCTGTGTCTGGTGTTCTTGACCAAACGGTGTATGTCTTGGAAGGTACTACTGACTGGCAGGATGTGACCTCTTATGTGAAACAGGTGTCAATCAATCGTGGTCGCCAGAACAGGTTCCGTGACCCTACCGGTCAGTCTTCGACTGCGGTGTTGCAGATTGAGGATTTGGATTACAAGTTCAGCATGGTAAATGAGGGTTCACCATATTGGAACACCACTAAGGGACGGTTGGGGTTTGAGTTGAACTCTGGTGTTCGGATCAGCCGTAACGGAACATATTTGTTTACTGGTGTTATCACCCAATATGACCAGAAGATTGAAAACCCGAACAGGTCAGTTGTGACCGTCAACTGTTCTGATGAGCTGTTCACATTGAACAATTCTAAAACCGCGTTCTTTACAGCAACACCAGAACGGTCTGATACCCGTATCAACACCGTTCTGTCGAACGCTGGTGCGTTCTCTAGGCCAGGTCAACGTGTTTTGGAAACTGGTTTAGCGAACCTTGGTAATGCACCTGTGGATGAAAGTACTTCGGTGTTGGAATACATTATGCGTATCAACAACTCTGAGCAGGGAAGGGTTTGGGTTGACGGTTCAGGTCGGTTCAACTTTGACCGTCGCCTCACAGGTGAACTGGAAGCCATCGAAGGCTACCTGTCTGATACTGGTGGTACTGCTATCCCTTACACGACGTTTGATATTGTGAGCAACTAATGCCTTTTGCGGTAACTAATCAAACTATTGGTGCAGCGGGAACACTTGAAGATTCTTTTGTTGCACCTTCGGCTTCACGGCCTAACGACTTCACCCCTCTAAACCCTTCGGTGGTGAACGTGGTGAACGTCGGTATCGCCCCACCTGCACCAACGACTGGTACCCTTGCGACAACTATCGAGTATGCGCAGGGGATAGTTTCTGAATCGGTAGCCGAATATGGTGTACAGGAAACACCTGTCGTTATTACTCTTCTAGCAACGCTTGAGGATGCTGCGTTGCTTGCAGAGTATCTGATCCGTTCCGCACCAGCGTTCTGGTTCGGGAACATTCAAATCATTATGAATGGGTTGACTGACGCGCAACGCACCACGATTAACAGTCTTGATATCGGGTCGCAGGTTTCGGTAACTAAATCGTTCCCGAACAGCACCCCATCAACGGTGACACAGCTCATGGCTTTGGAAGGGATTAGCCATGACATCAGCCCTGACCGTCATATCGTCACCCTGTACCCGAACCCTGCCCGTATTTACACCTACTTCATTGTTGGTGGTTACACAACTACAACGACACGCACCAACCTTGTAGTTAACCCTAATTTTGAAACTGGTATTACGGGTTGGACAAACACAAACGTCAACTACACGGTCGCAGCGTCAACTGCTGATGCTTACATTGGCACAGGTTCATTGTTGTTGACGTGCAACGCTACGTCGGGATTAAACGGTGGCGCCGAGTTTCTTAACAACGCCACTTACCGTATTCCTTGTGCTCAAGGTCAAACTTTTACAGCGTCAGCGTATTTCAAAAATCTTGTCGGTACAAGAAACTGGCGGGTTGTTTTTTTCACATACCAAACATCAACAAGCACCACAACCGTGGAAAGTTTCCTTACTGGTACCGCAATAACAAACCCAACAACATGGACACAGGCAAGCAGCACCTGCACGCTTACTAACGCAAATTCCAATTTTTTGGAAATTAGATTAGGAAACGCAAATACTGGGGCCATAGGCGATCAAGTATATTGCGACGCTGTACTTGTAGAACAAACCTCGAGCCTACTACCTTATTTTGACGGTACTTATGCCGAGCCGTACACGGGTTACACACTCACCGAACAGGCTTGGAACGGCACAGCCAACGCTTCTACCAGCACAGCCACATGGGGGTTGACATCAAGTTTCGTTGGTTCGGAGTTGGATGATGTCACGAAGGGCTTGGGCTAGACTCAACGGTTATGGCAGTTAGACCTACTTTCGCTCCTGGGGACACGCTCACCAGTAACAACATGAACATCCTTGCTAATGCGCTGATAACAGTCAACGCTCAGACTGGTACGGCTTACACACCTGGCACCGCTCAGGTAGGCCAGTTGACGACGTTAAATAACGCAGCAGCACAAACGATTACTATCCCTGCGAACGCTACAACGGCGTTCGCTATTGGTGACCAACTGAACTTCATGTTGTTGGGTACTGGTACCGCGACTTTTGTTGCTGGTGGTACTGCTGTGATTCGTTCCGCTGGTAGCAAACTTAAACTCACAACCCAATACGCTGTTTGTACTGTTCTCAAGTGGGATACTGACGCTTGGGTTATGGTTGGCAACGTAACCGCTTAACGTCATGCAAATCTTCGCTGGAGTGGGTGCGGGTTCTAATCCTCCTGCAACTGTCGAGTATCTGGTCATCGCTGGTGGCGGTGGCGGTGGAGGTCAAAACGGTGGTGGTGGCGGTGGTGCTGGAGGTTATCGGTCTAGCGCATCGTTTGCTTTGGCTGGAACTGTGACTGTAACTGTTGGTGGTGGTGGGGCTAAAGGTGTTGGTACTGCTAACGGTTCAAATGGTAATGATTCCGTTTTGTCTTCCATCACATCTACTGCCGGTGGTGGTGCAGGTGGTGGTACATCTGGTGTGTTGGCCTCTAACGGTGGTTCAGGTGGCGGTGGTGGCGGTACAGCAGGATTTTTAACTGGTGGTTCAGGTAACACCCCTTCAACTTCACCATCACAAGGTAACAACGGTGGGTCAGGTGGAACAGATAGTGCCACCTATCGTTGGGGTGGTGGCGGTGGTGGTGCTACAGCTACCGGAGGAACGGGAAGCACATCTGGGTCAGGGAACTCTACGGGTGGCAACGGTGGAACAGGTACAGCGTCATCAATAACTGGTGTGTCAGTCACTCGCGGTGGTGGCGGTGCAGGTGCAGGATATACGGCGAACGGTACAGCATCAGGTGGAGGTGGCGTTGGGCCAACACCAGGCACAGACAACACAGGCGGCGGTGGCGGTGGAGGAAACCTCACAGCAGACAACAACTCCAACGGTGGGTCAGGTGTTGTCATCATCGCCTACTCAACCGCATTCGACCCACTCACCTCGATCGGCGCAGGTTTAACATACACAGTTGACACATCGACCAGAAGCGGTTTCCGTGTCTACACATTCACCGCTGGAACAGATTCAATAACGGTTTAACATGGCACACTACGCATTCTTAGACGAAGAAAACATTGTGACCGAAGTGATTGTTGGACGCAACGAAGATGAAACCGTTGACGGTGTATCCGATTGGGAAACCTATTACGGCAACATTCGTGGGCAGGTATGCAAACGTACATCGTTCAACAACAACATTCGCAAACAGTTCGCAGGTGTTGGTTACACCTACGATGACGTTGATGACGTGTTCATCGCACCTGCACCGTTTAACTCTTGGTATCTTGACGAGAATTATGACTGGCAACCACCAGTCCCGTATCCGGACGGTGAAGGAATGTTTGTTTGGGATGAAGCGAACGAGGATTGGGTTGCCTCCTTTTAACCGTTAAACCTTGTTTTGGTACACTTGCTGGGTACCGTCTCGAAGGGTTTGATATGAAAAGAATCAGCACGTTTGTTCACAACAATCCTGTTCGTGTTGCAGCGTTCATATCTTCGACTATTGCGCTGGTTGTTGCCTTTGTTGTACCTGATGTACCAACGGAACCTGCTATCGCGTTCGTGTTGTCGGCTTTGGGTTTGGGTGAGTTCGCTCAACGTGCTGAGGATAAGAAAACTGTTGAAGCGTTGTTTGCTGAAGTGCCTGAAATCGCTGAGTGATGGCGTTCGGTAGGAGGGTTTCGGTGGGCGGTTTGCCTGTGGCAAAGATGGTGTTGCCACAAGATTTGAAGGGCTGTCAGAACGGCAAACTCCCTAAGTCGTTGTTACGTCCGATCGCGCCGTCAGGCCAGATGCACCATTACGCAGCAACATCTTGGGCGATGCTTCGCGGGCTTGCTGCGGAAGAAGGTTTAGATTTGGTGCATGTTGGCGACTACCGCCCCTATGAGCAACAGATGGCTTTGTTTAGGTCGAGGATGAAACCGTTCCCTGACGCAAAGAAAAACGTGCAAGTTATCCGCATATTCAACGGCGAGAAATGGTTTCTGCATGTTGGCGCACCCGTCGCAACACCTGGCACCAGTAATCATGGTTGGGGTTTAGCCATTGATGCTGCACTTAAAACGAAGGCTGGTGTTGTCACAATTTCAACGAAACCCAAAGGTGCTAAACGGTCTGGGCTAGATTTTTTGTTGTCTGAGGCACCGTCGTTGGGTTGGTCTTGGGAGCTGCAATCTGAGCCTTGGCATATCCGTTATGTTGCTGGTGATAAGACACCGGCACAGCTGAAGGTTGGGGTTTGAGATGGATTGGGGCATTGTTATTGCGAGCCTTGTGACTGCTGTTGGTGGGGTGGTTACTACTCTTTTGTTGAAGGTGAAGCATGAGAACACTAAAGACCATGCAAGCGTGATGGAAATTCTGCGGAGCGTCGGTGGAAAAGTGGAGAGGATTGATAGTAAGTTGGATGCACATATCGATTGGCATCTTAAGGGGGCATCTAGTGGGGAAATTCCTGTCAGAAATAAAAGGGCAGCGAGCAGGTCAAAATAGTCGCATAAACCAAATCATTGCTGAACTCGGTGAAGCCGATGGCAAAGATTTATTGGAAGCCCTAAACGATTTGAGTGTGCGACCAGCCCAAATCATCAAGGCTTTGCAGGCTAGAAAAATCACGTTATCTGGTTCAGTTATCACACGATATAGGGCTACTCGTGACTCTTCTTAACGAGATACGCCAGTCGTATTATCCGGCTTGGCCTGTGGTTCAGCAAGGCAAGAAATACCAGTTGCCTAAATCGTCTGGAACCAAATCACCTCAACGAGACTATGCGGTAGCGGTTGTGTTACCTGACATGCAACTCGGATACTTCCGAACGCACGACAATTCTCTGGAACCGATACATGATGAGCAGGCGTTAGACGTTGCACTACAAATCGTGAAAGCGTCCAAACCTGACCAAATCGTTCTAGTCGGAGACAACCTAGACCTCTGTGAGTTTGGGAAATACAGATACACACCAGCCTTCGCCAGAACGACCCAAGCGGCGATTGACCGTGCCAGTCAACTCTGCGCACAGCTACGCAAACTGGCACCCGATGCTCGAATTGTTTGGATTGCTGGCAACCATGAGGAACGGCTCGGCAACTTCATCCTTGACGGTGCTGGTGCAGCGTTCGGATTGAGGCGCGGGTTGAGGCCTGAGGAATGGCCTGTGATGAGTGTGCCGTATCTTTGCAACCTTGACGACTATGGGGTGGAGTATCTGCCTGGATACCCGACGGGGGCGCATTGGATCAACCAGCGTCTTCATGTCATTCACGGTGACAAGGTTGCATCCGGAGGCTCGACTGCGCACAAGTATTTAGCGACTGTAAAGACCTCTGTGATTTATGGGCATATTCACCGTCGGGAGTGGGCTGAACGCACTAGGGACGACCACGACGGCTCTAGGACGATCCTCGCAGCATCACCAGGTTGTCTTGCTCGAATCGATGGTGTCGTGCCAAGCACACGCGGAGGCCATGACCTAGACGGACGCCCGTTGTATCGAGCGGAAGACTGGCAACAAGGCTTGAGTGTGGTTGAGTACATACCTGGTGACGGGGAGTTCAACCTTGAGATGATTCCTATCCGTGACGGTTGGGCTAGGTGGAGGGGTAAAGATTATGTCGCATCCTGAAATGCGCACAATGGTTGTTGTGACATGGCATGACGCTCACGCTGCCACCGACACTTGGACACCTATCACCGACATCGGTACCGACCCCTGTGAAGTGGTCAGCTGTGGGTTCCTGCTCCCCATCAGCGATGGTGGCAAAGAAGGCCATATCACCATATTCCAATCAAAAACTGACTCAGATTCCGTCGACGGGGTTTTGTGTATCCCTGTTGCTATGGTTCAAGACATGAAGGTCATGACCAAGAACATCCCAGGCTTAGCACCTAGCAAGTAGACTAAACCTCGGATCGTTCGCCCGCCTTTTCTTGGGCTTGAACACCCGCACACCTTCCCCTCCTTGGGTGTGCGTTATTTATCGGACAAACGGAAGGAAACAACTTGCGCATAATCACCGCAACACTCATCGCCCTATCCACCATCTTCGTAGGCACAGCCTTCGCAGCCCAACCCCAAGCCACCCAAACCCACCCAGCCACCCAAACCCAAATCACCCGCGAACCACAAACCAACGTGGTTGAGATACTCCCAGCAGGAGTACCCAAAGACCCTTTGAAGCGATGCCCACAATGGGAACCAAAGTTCGCTCAACACGGCCTACCAGTCAAAGCGTTCTCCTACATCGCCTGGCGCGAATCCCGATGCCGAATCAAAGCCCACAACACCACCCTAAACCGGAACGGCTCACAAGACTTAGGCCTAGTCCAAGTCAACTCCAGTTGGAAAACCGTCACCCGCAACATCTGTGGCACCGACATCACAGGACTATTCAACGTCGACTGCAACCTAGCCGTAGCAAAATATCTCTACGACAATGGCGGGCTACGCCATTGGAGTCTCTAACCATCCACCACAACGCCCCAGCCGTCCCCTAAGGTCATCAGTACCCAAGGAGGGACAATGACAAACCGTCAAAAGCAAGCAGCAGTAGCAATCGGTATGGCGATTATGTGGGGTTTCTGGCTGATGCCAACAGCAGAAGAAATACCTGACGCACAACCAGCAACACCGCTCGAATGGAAACTATTCATCGCACTAAATTTCGTGCTAATCGTTTACGTTCACATTCTCAACATTCGTGAACATCATCGTCAGTTGCGCATGGAAGCGAACGAGAGTTATTGGAAGCGTATGGAAACCCGTGCGCGCAACAACCATCCAACAGCAAAATGACCAACGGTCACGTTGTTGACATGTGGTCTGATGGTGACAACACCTTCAGACCTCACAGACCAGACTGGCAAGACAAGGCTTTGTGTCGTGGTGAAACCGAACTGTTCTTTAGTGAAGCGTTCCCTAATTTGATTTCTGATGCGAAACTGTTTTGTGAGAAATGTAATGTTCGCAGAATATGTCTCAAGTTCGCGTTAGATAACGATGAGGTCGGTATTTGGGGTGGTACGACTACTATGGAACGTCAACGGTTAAGAAAGACTCGGAGGCGTAACGGTGACTTCACCTCAGAAACGTAAAGGTTCGGCAGCTGAACTTGCTGTTGCTAAATGGTTGCGCAAACTTGGCTGGATTCATGCTGAGCGCAGCCGTTGTGGTTGGTCGGACGATCGCGGCGATATCGATGGCATGCCAGGGGTCGTAGTGGAGGTAAAAAACGAGAAGAAGTTTGATTTGCCAGGTTATTTGCGTGAACTTGAAGTGGAGATGGAGAACGCTAAAGCGTGGACTGGTACCGTCATTATCAAACGCCGAGGCTCCACCAATGTTGATGATTGGTATGCGGTGATGCCAGCGAAGGTGTGGGGTGAGCTGATGTTCATGCTTGACCAGCCGACCCAAAACCTTGGTACACCGAACCTGTAGAAGTAATGCTTGACATCGCAGTTCAACCTGCTATGTTCAATTCACACCCAAAATTCCCAAGCTCAGGAGGCCTGCGAAAATGACTACATCAGACGAATTCAGTTTGTTAGCGGAAGCACCAAAAGACCGTTGGGGTCGCTACAAAATTAGTGATCCAGCGTCCGGCAAAGAACGCGGATACACCCGTGTCACAACAATCGCAAAAGTTCTGGACGATTCCAGTTCATTAGCTGATTGGAAAACCCGCATGGCAATCACAGGGATTGTGCAACGTGCCGATCTGCTCGCGCAGGCTTCAACATCGTTGGATGATCGAAGCAAACTGAACAAGATTGCGAACGATGCGATTGAAGCAGCAGGCGCATACAGCCGTGCCAACCTTGGTACAGCGTTGCATTCAATCACACAGCAAATTGACCTCGGTATGAAGCCACAAATCCTTGCTGGTTTGCAATCCGATATTGAAACTTATGTTGCGTCAATCGCAGCATGGGACTTCGGTATGCGCAAAGAATGGATTGAAGTACTACTCATCAATGACGAGTTTGAATACGCTGGTACAGCTGACCGAATTGTCACCACCCGTGACGGCAAAATCTGTATCTTCGACCTGAAGACTGGAACCGATTTGAGTTACTCATTCGGTTCAATCGCAGTTCAACTTGCCATGTATGCGAACGCTGACTGGATTTATGATTGGAAAACTGGTGAACGCACAGCACTCCCAGAAGGCTTAGACATGAAAGAAGGCATCATCTGCCATCTTCCAGCAGGCGAAGCCAACTGCCAGTTCTACAGCGTTGACCTAGAGGCTGGTTGGGAAGCAGCGAAGATGTCGTTCGCTACCCGTAACTGGCGTAAACGTAAAGACCTGTTTAAACCGTACAAGTTCTCTGACGAGAAGCAGGGAGTTGTCGAGCCTGTAGCAAATCCGATGCCACAGGCCGACATTCCTGCCTTGTCAAACGAGTTGTCTATCCGGCAAGGTTGGGTTAAAGCACGAATCGCCAACCTCAACCCGACAGCGCAAAAGATGTTGAAGGTGACATGGCCTGAAGGGTGTCCGAAACTTGTTGAATGTGACAACGCACAGCTGGACAGGCTGGTTGCAGCGATACAGGTTGTGGAAGCTGAGCATGACATCCCGTTCTTTGACGCTGACCCAACAGCCAAGAAGCCTGTGAAGCGTAAGTCGAAGGCGTTTGATTCGGAGCCAGCATGAACGCCATTGAGGGTCGTGAACTAACTGAACCTGGTGATGAGCAGGCGGTCACTTATCTTCGTGAACGGCTCAACAGCATCCAAGGTGCTGACAGGGCGCGTATGGCAATGGTCATTACACAGGCCGAACTCGCTGGTCGTAGCATCAGCCTGAAGGAAACAAAATCTCTTCGAAGGTTTGAAATCGCCAGAGGGTTATTCCTTCTGTTCGACTCAGGCCAATTCGATGAAGACTTGGTGAAGGACATTTGTTCCCAAATCACCTCGCAAAAATACAGCAAACCAGGTGAAGCATTAGCAAACCTTGACGTGAAACAAGCACAGCGATTCGCTAACGCTTGTCACGGCATCGCACGCGACTTGCTGAACCTGATTTATATCCCAGAAACCAATCAATTCCACATAGAGGAGAAAGCATCATGACAGACATATTCCTTAGCGACGGGGGCAGTAAATATCCTGCACTCAAGTTTGAGAATGTCAACGACACCCACACCGGCACAGTAATCGAGGTTAAGAAACTCGAAGACCGTGACCCTGCTGGAACAGTCAAAACTTGGGACAACGGCGACGTGCGATACGTCTTCGTATTCACCCTTAACACAGCCGACGGGATCGGTAACTTGTGGGCGCGTGGAGCGATGGTCAAGGCCATCCGTGAAGCAGCTCAAGCCATCGGTGCCAGCACCATGATTGGAACCAAGTTGACCGTCAAGTACACAGGTGATGGCGAAAAGAAATCAAAAGCCTTTAACGCACCAAAGTTGTACAAAGCCAAAGTTGAGCCAGCCGTGAAGGATGACTCAGAATCAATGTGGTAAACCCACATCAATAAATCGTGACAGGTTGGGTATCGAGTTGACCCCCATCAACCCCCTGCGGTACCCAACCTGTCGCACTTATCCAAGGAGAACAAGGTGACAATCCAAGACCTAAAGAACGCGATTGCGTTTCTTGAGAAAAGTTTCGTCGGTCAAGGCGACCAAGAACGACTCTTCAAAACCATTGAAGCACTCAAAATAGAAATTGCTAGGAGGCAAAAGAAATGATTGACAGTATCCAGTTCGCAGAGTTAGAGCTGCGAGTCAACGACCTAACGAACGCCCTTGCCAGGGTGACTGAGGAACGTGACAACTACAAAGACACAGCGGACTCCCTGTTCCGTGAACTCGAATCATGTCGCGTCGCACTTGTCCAAGCCAGCTCAGACATCTCACGCTTGCGCGTGTACCTAGCCCAAGGAGCCGAACTGTGAGTCCAATGATTCTCTCTGACAAGGTTGCTGGCATCATCAAAGACCTAGAAGTAAAAGTCGGTATCAAAGACATTGCGCTCACCTCAGCCATGAGACGCATTGAAACACTCAACCTGATGATGAACGAACTAAAGAACCAAGTTGAAGAACTACTGGTTGAGAACGATGAACTACGGGAGGTCATTCGTGACCGATAGATTCATTGACGTATTCAGCGGTATAGCGCTCACCACAATCATCATCGTCGCAGCACTCACCATCGCAGGATGGAAAGCAGTCAACGACAAACGTGAAGCTTGCACCAAATTCGCTGAAATCACCGAACAACAAACCACCTTCATCACCTACGGCCTAACCGAATCACTTTGCTTCACAAGCATCAACGGCAAATGGACAGACATCAACCCACAAAAGGTAAACCCATGAACCCAACAGAAAACTTCCCAGACGCACCCTCAACAATCACCATCCTCGCCAACCGTGACATGATGGCAAACTGGGTAGGACACATTAAGTCCCACGACATCACCTCAGCCGCCCTAGCCGGAGGCATCTACCTCCTCGTCAGCCTCGAAGAAGACGGTACGCTCAGGGTTGCAACCAAGCCAGGTTCCGCATGGGACTCAACCTGGTCACCACCAATACAACTGGAGCGACGATGAGCCGTGACAACGAACTTGCCTTAGACCTGTTCATGCTTGGCTATGAACGCAACGAGCTGGTACACATGTTGAACGAGGCCACCAGCCTTATCGAGTCATTACGCAACGAACTGGACTCAATCAAATCAGAGTTACACACCACACAACAAGAACTATGGGGCAAACAATGAACAACCTGCTCGTCGTAGCCATCATCCTTTTCGGAACCTATGTTTGGCTCACCAAATGATTTACCGTGTCCAATGCAACAAATGTGGTGCGATGGTCAACCATGACACCAAAACCCTTGAAGGCTGCCTATGTGACCCTGACGCGCCAACATGGATCGCAATCCAACCAGACGGACGGATGCTCAAAATGAGCCATGCCGACTACACCATCTTTGAGCAAGCATGACCCAAGCCCGACTCTGCCCCTGCATCCCGCAACGCGCACTACCAACCAAACCGTTATGCGGAGACAAGCCAGACGACTTTGACGAATGACTACGAAGACCCAATCGCAGAATTCATAGAAGCATCAGCCCAAGGACTCTGCACCGGATACGTTGTCATCGCCAACATTGAACGCATCAACGGCGACCAATCATTCTGGGTCACCACCCTACGCAACCAAACCGCCTCAACCAGCCTCGGCCTACTCGAATCAGCCAGCGCAGCCGAAAAGTATCGGATCGCCCGGTCATTCAACCATCGCGAAGACGAAGACGAATAACAGTTACACTCACAACACTCAAGCCTTTAGGAGGGCAAAACATGAATGTACTCAGCTTGTTCAGCGGTGTCGGAGGCTTTGACCTCGGACTAGAAAACGCTGGCATGAAAACCATCTACCAATGCGAATGGGACAAACACGCCACATCAATCCTTGAACGCCATTGGCCTCAAGTACCAAAATGGGGTGACATCTCAACACTCACAGCAAAAGAAATCCTGCGACACGGAACACCACCAGATGTTGTTGCATGGGGCAGCCCATGCCAAGACCTCTCAGTCGCAGGCAAACGAGCCGGACTAGAAGGTGAACGATCAGGCTTATTCCATGAAGGCATACGAATCATCAACGAACTACGAAAGGAAACGAACAATGAATATCCAAAAATCTCTATTTGGGAAAACGTCGCAGGAGCATTATCTTCCAACAGAGGTGCTGACTTCGGAGTCATCATTGACGAAATGGCTAAAGCAGGGGCGATGGTCATCGAATGGGGACTCTTGGATGCACAACACTTCGGAATCCCCCAACGACGCAGAAGAGTCTTCTGCATCGCTATCTTCAATTCTGCAACCGCCTCAAACTGTCCCAACCCGTTACTACCTATCCGCGAAAGCTTGCCAAGGGATATTACGAAGGGCAAACCGAAGAGGAAAAGTGCTGCCAGCGAGACTTCAGAAAGCATTGGAGCAAGTGGTCAATGGGCAGCTGGAAGCACCGACAACGGTGACATCCTTAGAACTTCCGTAACTTCCAAATGGTCAAAAGGTTCAGGAGGGCCAAGTGGTTCGGAGTATTACAACATGGTTGTAGAGGATGAAGAAATCGTTGGTGCTTTAGCAGCTAGAGATTACAAAGGTGTTGGTTCCCAATATGTCAACGAAAACAAAGTCGTAGTTGAACCATATGTGAAGTCGCGTCGTGCGCAATCAGCACCATCAGTTGCTTACGGTATTCAAGGAAATGTGATTGGTCGCCAACCTCAGAACGGCCCAGCAGGTAAAGGACACACCGAAGAAGGTGACCCAATGTTCACCCTGACCGGTACCGACATTCATGCTGTTGCTTACCCGATTGATACTCGGAACGCTTTGCGTGACCCAGAGAAACATGATGCACAAAACCGTCAAGGCTTAGGTATTGGTAACGATGGTGACCCTATGGCAACACTCACCTCAACCCATGTCAACGCTGTTGCTTACGATGAATACAACGACAGCATCAACGAAACCCATCACGCTTTACGAGCAGGCACCAAACAATCAACAGGTGTACTGCTTGAAGGTGAAGTTGCTGGAACTTTGCGTAGTGGTGGTTCAGGCGGTGTCCCATCGTCACGCGGTGAACACCTAGTCGCCGAGCCATCAATGGCTGTACGTCGACTAACCCCGTTGGAATGTGAACGCCTCATGGGTTGGCCTGATGACCACACCCGTTACAAGGCTGATGGTACTGAGCAGGCTGACACTCACCGCTATAAACAATGCGGTAACGGAGTCGCCTCACCTGTCGCTGAGTGGATTGGCAAGCAGCTCATGAAACTACAAACATCCTTGGAGGGATAATGAAAACTAAACAACGACTCAACAAGGGATACAACTATCCCACCACAGCATTACTCAAACAATTCCCTGAAGACATGTGGGCATCAACCATCGGTGAACGCCTCGGTGTCGGTAGAGCTGCAATCCAAACATGGCGTGAAGGCAACACCTACCTAGACCAATGGCGTGCAGACAAATACGCTTGCCTACTCGGTAAACACCCATCAGAGATTTGGTCAAACTGGTTCGATGAAGTGGAGTTGGCATCGTGACGATGCGTGAAGAAGCAATCAAACTCGCTGAGCTAGGTATCAGGGTGATACCTATCAAGCCTGGTGAGAAGTATCCACCGATGAACGCATGGCAAGACAAAGCCAGCAACGACATCCATGTTGTCAACGACTGGTTCACCAGCCAATACTCAGGATACGGAATTGGTATCGCCACAGGGCAAACCAAACACGGACGCATCTTTGTTCTCGACGTGGACGATAGGGATGAATACAAAGGCTCAGACACCCTGCACGACCTACAAGAAAAGTATGGTCAGCTACCCGAAACAGTTACAGCAATCACAGGTAGCGGTGGACAACACCTGTACTTCTATTGTGATAAAGACATACGCAACGACGCTGGAAGCAGGCTCGGCGTAGGTCTCGATATCCGAGGTACCGGAGGCCAAGTCCTCGCAGCCCCAACCATCCACCCAAACGGACGTGCCTACCAATGGGAAGACGGGTTCAGCCCACATGAACGCAAACCAGCCAAAGCCCCAGACTGGCTCGTCAAACTCTTAACCAAACAACCAGAGATGGTTAAACCCCAAGGCCAACCCGACTCATTCCTCACAGACCCCAACACACCATCAGCGCGCTACAACGCCAAGACCACATGGGAACAGCTACTCATCCCCGACGGCTGGACACTCGCTAAGACTGACCGTCATGGTGAACAGCATTGGGTTCGCCCAGGCAAAGACCCACGCGACGGCACCAGCGCAACCATCGGACACAACGGCAACGACGCACTCATCGTCTTCACCAGCTCCATCCCTTGGCTACCCGAAGGGGGCTACAACCGCTTCGGATACTATGCAGCATCAAAGCATGGCGGAGACTGGAAACAAGCCTCACAAGCGTTCCTAGCAACCTCTGAAGGCAAAGCCGAACCAACCACCCCAATCCCCACACCCGACGAAATGCTCTCGATGTTGGTGGACTGGAAAACCTTCTGGTCGTTAGAACATGCAACAGAAGAATGGTTAGCCAAACCACTCATCGCCAAAGGCCGACAGACCGCGCTGTATGCCTCAGCGAAGACAGGGAAGTCCTGGCTCACACTCAACGTCGTCGCAGCACTCGCCTCCGGCAAACCAATCCTCGGACAACCAGCCCAACCACCAGTCCATTGCCTGTATTTGGATTACGAAATGATTGAAGCCGACCTATACGAACGCCTAGAACAATTCGGATACACAGAAGACGACGACCTATCCCACCTCCACTATGCACTCATCCCAAACCTCCCCTCACTCAACACCACCGAAGGTGCCTCAGCCATCATCAAACTCGTAGAACTCACCAAGGCTGAGGTTGTAGTGATAGATACCACAGGACGTGCCATTGATGGTGAAGAGAACTCTGCTGACTCCTACCGTGAGTTCGCACGAACCACAGGCTTAGCCCTCAAACGTGCCAACGTTGCGTGTGTACGCACAGACCACGCCGGCAAAGACGGTGGCAAGAAACAAGGCCAACGCGGTTCCTCAGCCAAGAACGATGATGTGGACATCGTGTACCGCCTCGACAAGTCTGACGATGGCCTCACCCTGAAGCGCACCCACACACGCATCAGCTGGGTACCAGAAACCGTCAGCCTCATCGTTGAAGACTTTGATGATGTCATCACCATCAGGCTCCGCTCGAAGGAGCAGCGAGGCTGGACAGTCAAAGAAATCGCAATAGCCAACCGACTAGACGAACTAGGATTCCCCATCAACATCGGAGTCAACGAAGTGATACGCCAACTCAAAGACCAAGGCATCTCACTAGGCCACAAGTCAGCCATCGGACGAGCCATCCAATGTCGCAAACAACCCCGACCAGACCCCCTGAACCAGTCTCAACCACAAAGGACGGAACCAGTCGGAACCACCAACGATTTCGGAACCACCTTCGGAACCACTTCGGAACCACCTGATCCAGCCCATGGTGTACAAAGGAACCAGCGTGTGTACCGAATAGGTACACGCGGTTCCGTACCGCAAACAGAAACCCTAGAAAATCGGAACCACTTAGACACCAACCCCACCCCAGCCCACCCCAACCCTGACCAACTTGACCATCAAGACAACCTCGAATCAGAACTCTGGTAACCATGCCCATCCAACGCCCCTGCCTAGTGTGCAGACAACTCACACAAAACATCCAACGCTGCAACACATGCCAACAGGCATGGCAAGCCAGCCGAAACAAGAAACGCATTCATTACCAAGGCGACTACGCCACACGCGCCAAACGAGTCAGGGACTCCACCATCCTCTGCTGGATATGTGGCAAACCCTCAGACCCAAACGACCCTTGGCAAGCCGACCATGTTCTGCCAGGTGACGTGAACTCTGAGCTTCGGGGTGCGCACCGCTCATGCAACGCCAGTCGAGGCAACCGAGGCAAGCCATGACCCCCCCACCGGCACCTCGGGGGGTGGGGTCAAACCCAAAACGTCGGAAGGCAGGACTACCCATGCCGTGCGCAAGACACGCCTCCGCGAAACTAGGGTGTTTGTCATGATCCAAAAAGACCTGCTCCAGCTCGCCCACTCAATCACCGAACTGAAGTTGCTACCAGGCAACCCAAGACGTGGTGACATCGAGGCCGTGAAGCGAAGCCTTGAAGCGTTCGGGCAACGCAAACCGATTGTCGTGCGCCGGACAGACAACGTCGTCATCGCAGGCAACCACACTTTGCAAGCTGCTCAGGCTTTGGGTTGGGATGAGATTGCTGTCGTGTGGGTTGATGATGATGAGGTGACTTCTAAGGCGTTTGCGTTGGCAGATAATCGCACAGCTGAGTTGGGTGATTATGACGAGGAGGCGTTGGCTGATCTCATCAACGATGTTGGGTCGTTAAACCCAGGTCTGCTGGAGTCATCGGGTTGGGATGATAAGGCTGTTCAGGAATTGCTAGATCGTGTAGAGCAGATTGAGTTGCCTACTGATGTTGATGAGGTTTCTGAGGACGTGCCTGATGTATCGAAGTTGGGTGATGTGTGGCTTCTTGGCAAACATCGAGTGATGTGTGGAAGCGCAATTAGTAAATCTGATTTGGATGTACTCATCAATGAATCAAAAATAGGTTTAGTTTTAACTGACCCACCATATGGTGTTGCTGTTGTTAAAGATGGAAAAGTTGGTGCTGATTTTGGTGTTGCAAAGAAGGGAAAATATAAACAAATTATTGGAGATGATTCAACAGATACTGCAATAGCAAGTTATGAGTTGCTCAAAGATTTATCTGACAAGCAAATCTTGTGGGGTGGTAATTATTATGCAAACGCTCTCCCGCCTTCTTCATGTTGGTTGGTTTGGGATAAGCGTGGTGATTCAGGCATAGAAAATACTTTTGCTGATGCAGAACTTGCTTGGACAAATATGGCTAGTCCAGTCCGTATTCATAGACAACTATGGAACGGAATGATTAGGGAAGGTGAGCATGACAAAAGAGTTCACCCGACTCAGAAGCCAACAAAACTTCTTGCCTGGTGCATAAATGAATATGCTGATAGCGGTTGTATTTTGGATGTGTTTGGTGGTTCTGGTAGCACCCTGATCGCAGCACAGGAAACCAACCGTGTCGCATACCTGATGGAACTAGACCCACACTATGTTGATGTGATCTGCGCTCGATTCCAGAAGCTGACTGGTGTGTTGCCGGTGTTGGAATCGTCTGGGAAGGTTCACGACTTCCTCAATGCCTAAACCTGTTGGTCGTCCCCCTAAGCCGGTGGAGCAGAAGCGTCGTGCTGGTAATCCTGGCAAGCGTCCTTTGCCTGACACGGTGATTGCTATCCCGACTTCATCGTTGGTGCCTGAACCGCATAGGCCGTTGGGTCAGGCTGGTCGCCAGTTTTGGGATCGTGTTTGGAATGTTGGTTTCACTTGGATTAGCCCGCAGATGGATATTGAGTTGTTACAGATTGTGGCTGAACAGATTGATGAGAGAGCTGCGTTACGTGTGAAGGTGTTGCGTGAAAGTGATTGGCGTGATCGTTCAGCGTTGCGAGCTTTAGATGCTCAGGTGTTAGATTGTTTGTCCCTGCTTGGTTTTACTCCTGTTGATCGAGCAAGGCTTGGCTTCGTGGAGGTGAAGATTCAAAATGAGCTTGAACAATTCCGTGAGCGAAAGTCTCAGCGCACCAACGTGGTCGACTCCGAAGGTTTATGAGTTCTCTGACGGGCGGGTTGTCTCAGATTTTGCAGAGACTTTTCTGCACGTTTCAAAGGGTGTTTTGGCGGGTCAGCCATTGGTGCTTACTGATTGGCAGTTTGATTTATTGGATAATCTTTTTGAGCGTCGTGCTGATGGTCTCCTTCGTTACCGACGGTCGCTGATTGGTCTTGCTCGTAAGAACGGAAAATCACTTCTAGGTTCCCTGATTGCTCTTTACAATTTGATTGAAGGTGAGCCAGGTGCCGAAGTGTATTCGGCAGCAGGTGACCGACAGCAAGCAAGAGTTGTGTTCAATGAGGCGAAATGGCAGATCATGCAGTCGCCAGCGTTGTCGGGTGTATGCAAGGTGTATCGGGATGTGATTGAAGTTCCGTCTACGGGTGCGATCTATCGAGTGCTATCTAGCGATGCCAAACTTCAACAAGGCCTCAACCCGTCGTGCGTGGTGTTTGACGAGTTGCATGTTCAGCGCGACTCAGAGCTGTGGGATGCGTTGACGTTGGGTTCGGGTGCGCGTAAAGACCCGATGATTGTTGCTATCACTACAGCAGGGTTTGACTTGGACACAATCTGCGGACGGCTGTACAACTATGGCAAGCAAGTTATTTCGGGTGAGCGCGAGGATGAGAGGTTCGGCTTTTGGTGGTGGGAAGCACCAGAGGGTTGTACGGTTCATGACAGGGACGCGTGGGCTTTGTCTAACCCAAACTTGGCTGAAGGTTTGCTGGACATGGAAGACATGGAGGTCAGCATGAACCAAACAGCCGAGATTCCGTTTAGGCGCTACAGGTTGAACCAATGGGTGCGTCAGGAAGATTCGCCTTGGCTACCTGCTGGCGGTTGGGAACAATGCCAATCGGAACTACAGGTTGACCGTGACTTGCCGATGTTTGTGGGGGTTGACATGGCGTTGAAGCATGACTCAATAGCGGTGGTGTTGTGCCAACCACAGGGTCATCGTCTGGTGGTTCGAGCCAAGATTTGGATTCCTGATGGGGCGATGACCGATATCGCAGCTGTTGAGCAATATCTGCGTGGCCTGCATCGTGAGTTCAATGTCCGTGAGTTTGCGTATGACCCAGCGTTCTTCCAGCGTTCGGCTGAGGCGTTGGCTGATGATGGGTTGCCAATGGTTGAGTTCCCTCAGTCCGCGCAACGTATGGTGCCTGCTATCGGGACTTTGTATGAGTGCATTGTGAATCAGCAGTTGGCTCATGATGGCGATCCGATGTTCACCGATCAGGTGTTGTCTGCTGTGCCACGTCAAACCGATGCTGGGTTGAGGTTGTCTAAAGGTAAGTCAAGGCGCAAGATTGACGCTGCTATCGCGTTGTCAATGGCGGTGGATCGTGCGACCAGACGTGAAGAGGTCGCACCGGTGCCTGGGTTCTTTGTAGTCTAGAGTCATGCCTATTTTCCTGCTAGAACTTTTTTCAATCCTGCTCATCGCTTATGGACTATTCTTGATAGCAATTCCATTAGGACTAATTTTTGTTGGTCTGTCAGTTCTATTGTTCACGGCTGCTTACGAGCGTGGTCGCGGAAAGGCTAAATAATGTTGTCAAGACTGTTGGGTGGTGGCAACGAAGGCCGAGCAATATCTACACAGTCGTTGTTTGCTTTAGGTGACGGTTTTAGTGTGACCACAAATAGTGGAACTGTGGTCACAGAAAAAGATTCGCTAAAGATTGAAGCGGTGTATGCGTGTGTGCGCATGATTTCGGATTCAATTTCTACACTCCCTGTTGACACGTTCCTTCGCTTGGATGGGACTCGTCGCCCTTACCGTCCTCGCCCAATGTGGTTGGACACACCTGAGTCCGGTGTGAGCCGTATCGAGCATTTCCAGCAGGTGTTGGTTTCGTTGATGTTGAACGGTAACTCGTTCACTCGTATTGTGCGTGACGATCAGGGGATTGCAGCTCTTGTTGTGTTGAACCCTCAGAAGGTTGAGTGTCGTCGTGACCCTGTGAATCGTCGTCCTGTGTACGTTTTTGAAAGTCGTGATGTGATTCAAGCGTCAGACATGATTCATATCACCGAGTTGCGTTTGCCTGGTGACATGCGCGGTATTTCACGCATTGACTTCATGAAAGAAAACTTGGGGTTGGCTAAAGCGTTGGAGGAGTTCGCTGCACGTTTCTTCGGTCAAGGCTCATCGGCTTCGGGCATCATTGAGTTCCCTGGCAACCTGACCCGTGAGCAGGCTAAAGATTTGGTGTCAGGGTTCGAGGAAGGCCATAAGGGTTTGCGCAGGTCGCATCGTCCTGGTGTGTTGTTTGGTGGGGCGAAGTTCACGAAGACAACTGTTGACAATGATTCTGCACAGTTCTTGGAGTCACGTCGTTTCGCTGTAGAAGAAATCGCCCGTATCTTCCGTGTGCCTCCATCGATGCTTGGTGTGACTACGCCTGGTGCGATGTCGTATGCCTCCGTTGAACAGAACGGCATTCAGTATGTGACCCACACGTTGAGGCCTTACATTGAAAAGATTGAGGAAGGCTATTCACGTTTGTTGGATGGTCGTGCGTTCATGAAGTTTAATGTGGATGGGTTGTTGCGTGGCGATCAGGCTTCGCGTTACGCATCGTTCTCTACAGGCTTGCAGTCAGGGTTCTTGTCTATCAATGACATTCATCGTCTTGAGGACATGGCACCGGTTGACGGGGGCGATAGTTATAGAGTGCCGTTGGCGAACGTGGATTTGTCAGCTGCGAACTTGGCTGAGATGCAGTCGAAGGCTGCCATTGCCAAAGAGTTGATTCTGTCAGGCTTTGACCCGGCTGAGGTGTTGGCTACTGTCGGGTTGCCTGCGATTGGTCATACTGGACTTCCTTCGAGCCAGTTGCAACAGATTTCTACTGTCGCGCCACTTGACCCTTCGTCTGCTTATGAGGTGAAATAATGGCTGCTCCTGCTGGTATCTACAACATCATCTGCGATCAGGGTGCGACGTTTACTCGCCAGTTGACGTGGAATGATGCAAATGGTTCGGCAGTTAATTTAACTAATTACACAGCTCGGATGGATGTGCGTACTTCTATCGATGCGGCTGGTGCTGCGGTGTTGTCGTTGACAACTACGAATGGTCGGATTGTTTTGGGTGGTACTGCGGGAACAATCAGTTTGAGTGCTGAAGCTACTGCGACTGAGGCTGTTGAGTCTGGTAATTATGTTTATGACCTTGAACTGGTTTCGGGTTCTACGGTGACTCGTCTTGTTCAGGGTTCGTTTGTTGTGCGTGGTGAGGTGACGCGATGAGTGTGAGTTCAAACGACAAACCAAACATTGTTGAAGTTTCTGAAGACAATTTGACGGTGACGGTTATTTCGGCGGTTGGTGCGACGGGCGCTACAGGCGCTACAGGCGCTAGTGGTGTCATTGCTGTAACGGCACCTATAACCAATTCAGGTACATCAACATCAGCGAACATTGGTATTGATCAAACTGGTATCACTATCGCACAGTCGCAGGTAACAAGTCTTGTTTCTGATTTGGCGTTAAAAGCACCTTTGGCTAGTCCAACTTTTACTGGTACACCAACACTTCCTACAGGCACGATCGCTACTACACAGACTGCTGGCAATAGCACGACTGCGGTTGCCACTACGGCGTTTGTTACTACTGCAAACCAACTGTTTGGAACGTACACGGCGTACACGCCAACTGTCAACAACATAACAATCGGCAACGGCACAGTTACCGCTTCATATTGCCAAGTGAATAAATTTGTTCATCTTGTATGTCGGATTGTTTTTGGTAGCACAACAACCGTAAATGGAATTGTTTATATCACTCTCCCTGTTAATATTGACTCGGCAGTTACGGCGAACTTTCCATTCGGTATGGTACAAATGTGGGACAATTCAGGTTCTGCGTCTAGAGTCGGGATTGCTTTCCAATCGGGTGGTCTTGTTAACCGCGCTTTTTTGGCAGTTATGAACGCAAGTTCCACCTATACAACCACAGACTTTAATCTTTCTTCAACGGTTCCGTTTACTTGGGCAGTTAATGACGAAATAAATTTTAACCTTTACTACAAGGGCGTATGACATGAACCTATTGTCATTTCACGAAACCTCAGTACCAGACGAATGGCTACTAGAGCGTATGCGTCTACGCCGTGACGCACTCTTGGTCGAGTCCGATTGGGCGATGCTCTCAGACGCACCCACCGACAAAACAGCATGGGCCGAATACCGTCAAGCACTCAGAGACTTCCCTGAAACATGGACACCAAACCCAACCGTACAATTCCCAGAAAGACCATAAATGGCTGCAATAGATTTTTCAACATCCCCCACAAACGGTCAAGTATTCACGGCTGGCGATAAGACGTGGACTTATTCAACCGCTGTTGGTGCTTTCGCTGATGTTGAGGTTGGGTGGTCTATCCTTGAGGATGAGGCAGAGTTACTGCTTTTGATTTAAGGACGTTATGGCGTTTTATTCTGGGCAAACTTCTATTGGTACGGCTGCGACTGTTATTGACGGCGTGTTGATTGGTGCTTATGCAGGCAACCCGTATCGTCTGATTATTCATAACAACGACAACACGGACTCTGTTTATATCGGTGGTTCGGCTGTGACAACTTCAACTGGTTTGAAGTTGGATAAAGGTGTGATGTTGCAGTTGACGGTTTCACCAACCGATTTGCTATACGCTGTATCAACTAAAGCTGGTCATGTCATGTCTTGGTTAACGGAGTCAATCTGATGCCATACTTCATTTCTGATAAGAACGCTGACTGTGCTGGTTGGGCTGTAGAAAAGGAAGATGGCGAAGTCATTGGTTGCCATCAAAGCAAGCAAGATGCGGTTGACCAGATGGTCGCTGTGTCTATTGCTGAGGAGATGGAACCTGGTGGTGAGCGGGCGTTGCCAGAGAACTATCGTCCGGCGTTGGCTGAGGATGTGCCTGAAGGCCGTGCGTGTGGGAACTGTTTGTTTTACAACGAAGACATGGTTGAAGGCGAAGGCGATGACATTCGTGCTTATTGTCAGAAGTGGGATGCGTATGTCAACGCAGGGTTTTATTGCAACGCTTGGCAACCTCACCATGAAGAAGAATATGAGCATGAAGACGAAGATGAATTTCGTGAGGTCAATCTTGACTTGCCTGAATACATCAAATCGGCTGCTCGTAAAGGCTTAACGTATTACGGTCAGAAGCTCGCTGGTGGTGGCATCGTTGCCTCGACTGTTCGTGAGGCTCGTGACATGGCTAGAGGTGAAATTACAGAAGACAAGGTGATTCGTGCTAACGCTTGGGCTGCACGTCACATGGTTGATTTGGATGCTGCGAAGAACTCAAACGCTGATGACAAAGAGTTCCCTGGTGCCGGTGCTGTGGCGTTCTACCTCTGGGGCATCAACCCACTTGACCCTCAACCTGCGATGGACTGGTTTGCTGGCAAAGCCGAACAAATCAAAGATGAGCGTGCTGATGCTCCGGCACCGAAGAAGGATCAAATCGTAGGGTCAGATAAGAACGCTCCTGGTTCGGCTGATTCGCCTGCTGGTGCTGGGACGATTGAGTTGTCTGAGGCGATTGAGACAGGGTTGGCGAACAAGGTTGAGGAACATAACGACAATGTTGGTGACAACCCTGGTCAACGTGCAACGATTGGGATGTTGCGGGCTGTGTTCCGTCGTGGTGCTGGAGCGTATTCAACTTCGCATCGTCCAGGTATGACTCGCGACCAATGGGCTTATGCGAGAGTCAATGCGTTCCTGTATTTGTTGCGTAACGGCAGACCTGAAAACGACAAATATGTTGGCGACAATGACCTTCTCCCGAAGGGACATCCGAAGTCTTCTAGATCGCTTGGTGGTTTTGTTGCTAATGTTTCAGGTATGAGTGAACAGGTAGAGACAAGACGCATCACATTCAACCAGTTTGAACTTCGTGCAGCTGCATCAGGTGACGGGATGACGTTCTCTGGTTATGCTGCGGTATTCAACTCTGACTCTGAACCACTACCGTTCATTGAGCGCATTACGCCTGGCGCGTTCGCTAAGTCGTTGAAGTCGCGCAACAATATCCGTATGTACATGAACCATGACTCATCAATGTTGTTGGGTACAACGAAGGCGAAAACTGTTCGTTTGTCTGAGGATTCTAAAGGCTTGTTCGTGGACGCTGACCTGCCTGACACTTCCGTTGGGCGTGACCTGTCGGTACTCATGCAACGTGGTGATGTGGATTCGATGTCGTTCGGGTTTACCGTTCCTCAAGGTGGTGACCGTTGGTCTGATGATGGTGCGCGACGTGAACTGAAGCAGATTCGTTTGTATGAGGTTTCGGTGGTGACAGGTTTCCCAGCGTATGCAGCGACATCTGCACAGGTTCGTTCGTTTGATGCGTTGGCTACTCGCACCGGTATCGATGCCGATCAGCTCGCTGTTGCTATCACAGCGTTGGAATCAGGTCAGACTCTTGACCCGAACCATGCTGCGTTGTTGCGTGAAACTGTTGCGAAACTTGAACCAACACCTGAGTCTGCTCCTGCGAGCGTTGGTGTGTTGGCGAAGCATCTTGAATTGTTGAAGAACTTCTAGTACTCTTTTAGTACTGCGTCGAATGAGCGGAGCCGCCTTCGATGTTGCTGTGTACGGAGCCGTACCAGGTTTAAGTTAAATCCCTGCGTATCCAAACACTCAACATCATCCCTACGGGGAGAAGGAAATACTCATGAAAGAATATATTGACCGTCAGGTTGAGATTCGCAACCGTGCATGGAACGAAGCCAAGGCAATCTTGGATAAAGCCACCGCAGAGAAGCGTGACCTCTCAGCAGAAGAAAACCAAACCTACGAGCGCATCTCGAAGGAACTGGACGAGCGTGGACAGACCATCGCAAAACTTCGTGAAGACGAAGCTCGCGAACTCCGCATGGATTCAGCAACCCGTGAAATCGCCGATCAGGTTCGTCCTGTTGCCGGCGTTCCAGCAAGCGATGACATCACAAATCTTCGTTCGTTGTTCACAGGTGAGAAGCGCAGCCATTCGTTTGAGAAGCGTGACATCTTGAAGTCAAGCACAGGTTCACCAGTTCCAACATCGTTCTACGATCAGGTAATCATGCGCGCTCGTTTGACCGCACCAGTACTTGAGACTTCAACTGTGTTGAACACCACAGGTGGCGAAAACCTTCAAATCCCATCGTTGTCGACTTATTCAGTTGGCACCGTAACTGGCGAAGGTTCAGCAATCGGAGAATCCGATCCAGCATTCAACTCGTTCATCACCTTGAGCGCATTCAAATTCAGCTTCATCACGCAGGTTTCAACTGAACTGCTTGAAGACTCTGGCGTTGACATGTTGTCATTCTTGGGTGACCAGGTTGGTAACGCACTCGGATTCGCAGTTGGTTCAGCATTGACTGTTGGTTCAGGAACGGACACCGCAAACGGAATCGTCACCGCGTCAAGCGTGGGCGGAACGGCCGGAACTGCTACAGCGTTCACCGCAGACAACCTCATCGACCTTGTTTACAGCCTTGATGGTGCAGCTCGTCTGCTCCCAGGTTGTGGCTTCATGATGAACGGCAAGTCAATCGGTCAGGTTCGAAAGCTGAAAGACTCCGCGGGGAACTACGTTTTCGCCCCAAGTTTGTCAGCTGACGCACGAGACATGTTGCTCGGTAAGCCAATCTACGAAAACCCATCAATGGTTGACGTAGCAACTGGCACCAAGTCGGTCATCTTCGGTCACCTACCTTCGTACTTCGTACGTACGGTGGGCGGTCTTCGTTTGGATCGTTCCGATGACTTCGCATTCAATGCTGGTCTCGTCACGTTCCGTGCGACATTCCGTGTCGACGGCGATTTGCCACAGACATCACACATCAAGCACCTCCTCCAGCCATAATTGGTTTGAGGTAGTGCAACCGATAGCAATGTCGGTGTAAGTTTGAGGGTAGGCCAAACACGCAGGGTGGCCTACCCTCATTTCTTTTTTATACCCTGCGACCTGCGAAGGAGAGAATGGTGGGAAAGAATGCTGGTCATAATCAAAAACACTCCGGTCGAGTTACCAGAGCTGGAGGCAGAGATATTGCTCCGGTGGGGAGTAGCCAACTTGCCAGAGCAAGCAGACCTTCCAATTCCGAATCGTTACGAATCCTCTGGTACTCGAACGCCCCGTTCGCGCCAACCGGTTACGGAACCCAAACAGCGCAAGTCGTCCAAAGGCTCATCAAACAAAAACACGAAGTAGCGATTCATGCGATGTACGGCATTGAGGGTATGGCTTCGATGTGGAATGGGATAAAACTTTATCCGCGTGGAATGTCACCATATTCCGATGATGTGCTTGTTGCGCATTGGATGGATTGGGCTAACGGTAATCGTGATATTCCTGCGATGTTGATGACGTTGTTTGATGTGTGGGTTTTGAAGTCTCAGTCGTTGGATCAGGTACCGAATATTGCGTCGTGGGTGCCGATTGACCATGCGCCTTGTCCGCCTGCTGTGGTTGAGTGGTGTAAGCGTCCGAATGTGAAACCGATTGCGATGTCTAAGTTTGGTTTGGATATGTTGCAGAATGCTGGGGTGGATGCGTTGTATGCGCCTCATGCGTTTGAGGATGTGTTTGTTCCTACACCGAAGTTGGTGAATAGTCGTGGCGAGTTCACCGGTAGGGAGTTGATGGAGGTGGATGAGGACAGGTTTGTGGTGATGATGAATGCTGCGAACAAGGGTCAGAATCCTTCACGGAAATCTTTTGGTGAGAACATTTTGGCGTTCGCTATTTTCGCTCAAGACCGTCCTGATGCTTTGCTCTATCTGCACACGGAGCGTGACGGTGCGATGGGTGGTATCAACCTTGTTCACTTGTTGCAGGCTTGCAACGTGAAGCCTGAGCAGTACAAGATTGTTGACCCTTACGCTTATCGGACTGGTTTCCCTCAGCAAGCGTTAGCAGCGTTGTACACGGCTTCGGATGTGCTGTTGGCTTGCAGTATGGGAGAGGGCTTCGGAGTTCCGGTCATCGAGTCCCAAGCCTGCGGTACAAGGGTGATTGTTTCTGACTACACGGCTCAGCCTGAGTTGGTTGGGGTTGGGTCAGCTGTGGCGATTCAACCGTTCTGGGATAGCCATCAAAGGTCTTGGTTCTGTACGCCACAGGTGCCGTCCATCGTGGAGGCTCTGATTGAGGCCTACGAGGCTCCTAGAGGCGTGTCAGACGAGGCTGTGGCCTTTGCTGACCAATACAGGGCAGACAAGGTGTATGACGCTTACTGGAAGCCAATCATGAAGCAACTGACTGAGTGGTGTAAGGAGGGCTGATGGTTCCCGTCATAATCGTTCCAGTATTAAATCGTTACGACCTGCTTGAGCGCTGCCTGAGTTCTATCGACTACGACGTGGAGACACTCATCGTCATTGACAACGGTGGGCAGTCCACGTTGCATGATTGGCCTTGGGTCATTGACCGTCGCCATGTGAAGAACTATCACATCTGGTCTATGCCTACGAACCTTGGTGTCGCGCCATCGTGGAACCTCGGTATCAAAGCAACACCTCACGCTGACGGCTGGATACTGCTGAACTCTGATGCGTACTTCGAGCCAGGTCAGTTGGAAGTTTTCTACAACGATTGCAAACCTGATTCGGTAACGTTGACTGAGGCTCAGCCTGGTTGGTGTTGTGCGTGGGTTGGGTCTGAGGTGGTGGCAAAGGTTGGGCTTTTCTGTGAGGCGTATGTCCCCGCATATTTTGAGGACACAGATTTTCAAGAGCGGGCAACAAGGGTGAATATCCCGTTCTGGACTTCTGACGCTGGAATTGTTCACGACAATTCTTCTACGATTCAAGCTGCACCAGAGTTGGCTGAGAAAAACAATAAGAGTTTCGCTGCGAATGCTTCGCTTCATGCGATGCGTTGGCAGTCTGGTTTGCCTGATGCTGGTCATTGGGATTTAACACGACGAAGGGATTTGGGATGGGATTAAGAGAGTACGACCCGATGGATGATTATGAGAATCTCCACGAAGGCGAAACGATTTATGTTCTTGGCTCAGGTGCAACACTCGACTATCTGACACCAGACTTCTTTGACGACAAGCTGACGATTGCAGTTAACTTCGTTGGCTCAGTATTCGGGTTGAAGGGTTATTACTGTTTCAGCCATTATCACGAAGACTCTAAGCATGAGGCCATGCAGGATGAGTGCATCGCAGTCTTCACCCCGTTGAAAGAACATGGGACTGATGCAGAGTTCCAAGGGTTCATGCCAAAGATTGTGACGTTCGGTACGCGTACCGGCAGACCAGGAACATCCTTCGACCCGCATGGGAAGGATTGGCCTGTGTTGTCAGGTCAGTTGACTATCGGGTCTTCGAGCATTCATGGGGCGATGCACCTTGCAGCGCACATGGGGGCGAAGTTCATTGTGTTGGTTGGGGCTGATTGTGGTTCTTTGGGTGGGCGTGACAGGGTTGACGGTTATGTGCCTGGTGATTCGCATTGGGCTTTGTATGAGCAGCATCTTCGGGATATGAAGCAACGGTTGTGGGATGTGTATTCGTGTCAGACGTACAGCCTGAATCCGTTTGTGAACTATTCGCTTGAGGGTGTGCAGTATCGTGGAGCAGCGAACATAAACTAGAATCGGGACACCATGATTAACCAAGGGTACGCCACCAGAAACCAAGTTAAGGCAGCTCTACGCATTTCAGTAGGCGACACCCTTGATGATGATTTGATTGACAACTGTGTCGGCGCTGCTTCGCGTTTGATTGATGGTTATTGCAACCGTCGTTTCTGGCAGACAGGCACGGCTGAGGCACGGGTGTATCAGGCTGAGGATTCGTTCTACTGTTCCATTGACGATATTGCTGGTACAGCGTTGACGTTAAAAACTTCTACTCAGGCTGACGGAACTTTTGATTTGCAATGGAGTCGTTCGGATTATCAGTTGGAACCGTTGAACGGAAACCTTGATGGGTTGACTTGGAGTTATGACAAGATTCGTGCTGTTGGCGATTACCTGTTCCCAACGGTGAATGCGAACTATGGTGAGCAGGCTTTGGTTCAGGTGACTGCAATCTTTGGTTGGCCTTCTGTGCCGGAGCCAGTAACCCAGGCAACGATCATTCAGGCTTCACGTATCTTCAAACGCTACGACTCGCCTCTTGGGGTGGCTGGCTTTGGTGACTTGGGTGCTATCCGTGTATCTCGATTCCTTGACCCTGATATGGCTCAGCTGGTTGAACCGTATCGTCGTATGCGGATTTTTGCGTGAGTTACTCTGTCACCGATATCAAAACTGGTATCGCTAACGCTTTGACCACGATTCAGGGTTTGCGGGCTTACGCCCAGCAACCTGACAATGTGAACGCCCCGTTCGCTTGGCCTATGTTGGAATCAATTACTTACAACGGGGCTATGCGTGGCGGGTTGGTGACCCATATTTTCAATGTGTCTGTGGTTGTTGGTAGGTCTGCTGAACGCACAGCTCAGACGGCTTTGGACGGGTACTTGTCCTATGAGGGTACGACGTCGGTTCGTGCTGCTTTGGAAGCTGACAGGTCTTTGGGTGGGGTGGTGCAGAACCTGCTGGTTGAGTCTGCCTCGAATATCTCCACGATGGATGGCAACGATGCAACCTATCTGATGGTTGACTTCCGTGTGGTGGTGTACGCTTAGTTGATGCGCATTCCTGCGAGCGTGTAGAGTTTAAATAGTAAATCTTCGAGTGCCGGAAGGCAGGAGTCACAAACATGGCAAAGCAAGTTCTCACAAACGTGGCGGTTACCTTCGGTACAGCGAACACGGACATCACTTCTTATGTTGCTTCGGTAACGCTCAACTTGTCGAAGGCTGAGGTTGCTACAACTTCGTTCGGTTCGTCTGGTGCGACAACTCGCATCGCAGGCCTTCAAGACAACTCAATCACACTTGAGTTGCATCAGGATTACCCAACGATTGAGAAGTTGTTCTTTGACGCTTGGAACGCTGGTACTGCTGTAGCAATGACTGTCAAGCCAAACGGAACTGCTGCTGCATCAAGCACAAACCCTTCGTTTGCGTTCAATGTTCTTCCTTTGACTTGGACTCCTGTTGCTGGTGCTGTTGGCGATCTTGCTACCGCATCGGTCACCTATCCAATCGATGGTGCTGTAACTAAGACCGGTACTGGCGCATAACTTTTAACCTTTAACCCTGCGGAGGAATAATGAAAATAGCGTTAGAAGTAACGTCGTCATTGGATCAATCAAAGCGCACCATCATTGCTGCGTTCCCAGACTTCATCGCGTTTGAACAGAAGTTCAGTAAAAGCGTTGCGAAGTTTGAGGCTGAACTAACGCTCACCGATTTAGGTTTCTTGGCTTGGCATTCTGAGCATCGCACGAAACGTACTGGCCTAGATTTTGATTCGTGGATTAACGAGATTGAAGCATTGGAGTTGGGTAACCAAGCTGACGCTGTGATTGTCCCTTTGGAGATCAGTCAGCACATTGGATGATTGCGTATCTCTCCGTGGAAACGGGGATATCGCCCTCCTCTTTGCTGGCAGAAGACCCTCGAATGTTGTTCACCATGTTTGCTTATTTGCGTTGGAGAGCAATTCATCTAAACAAGTAGTCTTGCTGTATGGCGGTTTTCGGTAGAGCAGGTCAGGTCACAATTACTGGTGGCAACGATGCCATTGAGATTGTTGGTATTACAGCCTTTTTGCGTGATGCTGCGAAGGCTGATGACCGGTTCAATACTGAGATGCGTAAAGCTGCACAGAATGTGGCTGAGAATCTTGTGGACAAAGCAAAAGTTGAGGCTGGAACTGTTACTCGTTCCCGTCAGGCAACTGAGGTTATGAAGGGGATGCGAGCTAGGCGTGACCGTATTCCTACCATCAAGTTGAGTGAGAAGTCTGCGTTTGTTTCTAAATCGAATCCGAACCGTAAGCGTAAACGGAAGGTCACCAGGGGTGACGTGTTCTTTGGTGCTGAGTTCGGTGGTCAGGCTAGGCCTCGTACCCAGCAGTTTTTGCGTCATCGTGGACGGTCTGGTTATTTCTTTT